AGGTATTCCAGTATTTGAAGGTTATAATATTATTTCATATTTATTGCTATTTATTCGTTGTCCTCATACTTAATCTTGGCTAAAATATACTCTTTAACCAGACTAGACCTGACAATATCATCGGCTAAAAATTCAATTTTGGTGAAGGCACCCATGTGATAAGCAATATCAAAGAATTTAAGAATACCACTCATGTCATTTTTACGTTTATTCAAATCGGTCTGACGGTAATCACCACACCAGATAATTTTTGAACGGTAACCAACCCGTGTCATGACAGTATCAATTTCTTCAAAGGTCAAGTTCTGCATCTCATCTACAATAATGATAGCGTCATCAAATGACATACCACGAATGAATGAGGTGGAAATGAATTCAATATAACCTTGTTCGGTTAATCGTTGATAAGCATCTTTACGGTCAAACAATGTCTGACAAATCTGTTGATATGGTTGTTGGAAGATTTCCATCTTCTCATTCACATCACCAGGTAAATGGCCAATTTCTCTTGATTGTACAGCAGAACGGACAATGATAATCTTATTGAAAGTATTGGACTTATCCAATACTTCTTCAAGTGCTTTATACAAGGCACAGAATGTCTTACCTGTACCTGCAACACCGTGTAGTGCTATAAAGTAGTCGCCTTGTTTATAGGCACCAAAGAATTTCTTTTGGTTATCAGTTAATGGTTGAAACGTTTTTAAATCATCGATTCTTATCTTTAAAGCATTTGTATGTGGTGGTTTGTGTGCTTCTTTCTCATAGGTTGGTTCAATTATTGGTGACTGCTTTTTCTTGATAGCCATTGAAATCCCTTATTGTTGTTATTGTATTACCACTCCCTTGGTGCTTTGGTCTTGTGACCATCCTTTACTGTATTCTGGCCAACACTCTCTTTGATTCGACCAATGACATATTTTTCAAATGTAGAATCTGCCTTACCCATTCCAGGAACAGATAATCGTGATCCGTCAGAGTAGACTGGAAAGTTTTCTACAAAAATATGTTGTTCTAAATGGGGATTATCTTTTTTGAATTGGTCGAGAACTGTATAGGACATACGATGTTCCTCAATCTCACCTGTGTTCAAGTTTTTAAAATCATAACTAGGCATGGTACCACTCCGGTATGTTTCGTGAATTAATCTTGCCTTTCCAGCTGGCAAGGTGTGTCTTATTATTTATATAGTAATTGTGATAGGACGCAATGGAATTACCAGCAACTTTAACATCGTCTGGCATGGCAGGTGTAGGTTCTGTAAATGGTTTATCTGAGATGTTTGTTGGTATAATATTCTTTAAGGTTTGCATCAAGCCCATAGATTCAACTTTATGAATTTTACCATAACGATAGGTATATTCTTTACAACATTCTTCTAAGAGTTCAGCGAGCCACACATAGTTTGAAACAGATTGCCTACACCAGATAGCGGAAGGATGATTGATATGAGTAGCAGTATACAAAAGAGATTCACGCTCGTCAGAAAGAATATATCTGACTTGTTTTCGACCAGTTTTAGAGAGGCCAATAGATTGCCTGCCATCAAGAATACGATGAGCAGTAGAAAGAAGTTGAGCATATTCGAGGATCATTTTCACGGTGTGTTTATCAACGTGCATTTCTGCACACTTTTGGGGGTTTTTATCAAGGTAAAATATATTCATAATAATAAATTAAAATTAATTACTGCTCTTTTAGATTTGGTTGGTGGACTTCCACAATGTTTAATACGACCATCAAATAAAACTATTCGATTCTTCTTAGGTTGTATAGATTCTATCACAGTTTTACCATCATTGTCAAATAAAAAGGTATCACCATCCGAATCATTTACATAATATAAACAAACAATATGTGGTGTTTGTGCATCGGTATGAATGTTATTATGGTCATTACTTAAGCAAGGCATTTGAAGAAATGCTCTCGCCTTCATGTAACCAAAATTTGTTATTGGGTCTAAAGATTTTTGTAGTGCAAGGTGTGGTATAATTTTGAATGAACTCCAAAATCTACTTTCTTGGCCATCCATCAAAAGTGAGTGTGTGAATCCTGGTTTCATATCTTCTTGTTGAAGTGTATCAAATTCAGGAGTTTTAGTGTAAGCAATATCTTCGATTAAGTACCAATCAAAGTTTATACTTTTAAGTGTGAGATATTCCAACTCATTGGCATATGAGAGTGGTAAAACATCATCAATAATTTGTGTTTGAATTAGGTTCATAACAAACAGTATAACACAAACTACTCAATAGGTCAATACTTCCAGTCGGTACAATAGCCAAATTTCTTTAACTTTGCCAAACCTTTTTCACATTTCTCACCAATGTCCGTACGATATTGTGGATCATTACCAAGTTTAACCATCTTGACGTGCTTGTATGCCATATCTTTGGCTTCAGAAATAGATTTACCTGTACCAGTCAATACAACAATGTATGAACCAGCGGTACCAAGTTCTGGAATGTTCTCACAGAGTTCACCATCAATCATCTTAACGGTACTTGAGAGTTTCATCTCACATGGATGTAAATTCTTAGATGGAATATCATCAGTCAATACAGGGAAGTCCAGATATTCTTCTTCATCTTTCTTATTGAATGGGAAATCAGAGTTGGCCATAACAACACCAACACAGGTTTGTTCTTCAACTTCTAATGTATTCTTACCTTTGATACAGTCTAACATCCATTCAGCCGGATCTTCATTCTTCATGAGTGGTTGCATAATGTTCCACATTGGATAACCTGGACGAGCAGTCCATTCCATTGGCCATGGTGTGCCATCTTTTTCATCGATGATACAATTCATATCAAGCATACCAACATAACCAATCTTCTTCAATTCTTCTTCCATTGGTGTCATGAGAATGTCAGCAATCTTGGATTGTTTAGTGTAACGAGTAACAGTACCCATTTCACCTGTGTTCACACCAAGGTCACCATTCATCTGCTTCTTAAATTCCCAACCTTCACACCAGAATGGCATCCAACCAGCAGGACCAAAAATACCTGTACAGGCAATTTCAGTACCAGCTTTGAACTCTTGTAGAATGAAATACGGAGATTGTTTTGATTTTTCTTTACGCTTAGTCAAGAAACCAATTAAGTCTGCTTCATCTTTAGCAACATATGAGAGAGATTTATCTTCTTCTTCGCCACACGGTTTGCAAACATAACGCTTTGGGTTCTCTTTGACAAACGAAATAGCAGCATCATAGTTTTTGAATTCATGTGATGGAATAATTGGACCATTGAATGCTTTGATAACATTCTGACCGTACATACGATCCAATTCTAACTTGGCAGCTTTCTTACCAGGTCCGAACACAGGATAACCTTCATCAATGAGTTCTTGAATGTCATCCATAAACTCAAGGTTGTCCGCACTGAAAATCAGGTCAGCAACCTTGGCGTACGGTTTCCAATTAGTAACTTTATCTACTAGTCCTTCACCAATATGAGCTGCTCTGGAACCTTTGGTGTAGAGTTTAACTGTATGCCCTGCGGCTAAACAGCGTAAACACCAATCTAAAGTGAGACCTGATGGGTCAATAACTAGAATAAACATGGGATTCCTATGAAAAGATTGAAGATTATCCCTTTATTTATTCTTTTGGGATTGGTGTTCCTGTAAATAAATTCTCTGTGTATTCATCCAAATCTTCAGTAGATAAACCACTCAAATCAATATCTCGGCCGAGTTCCAATAGCTGATTACCAGAAAGATAACCAGTGCATTGTAAGAATTTGGTCATATTACCTAAAATAGTAACCAAATCATCAGTTTCGAATTGTTGTGTAATTTTAGATGGGCCAGCAAATGGAGTGGCCTCATCTTCACAAATTAATTTGAAAAAACTCATAGAGTTGGAATTTCAATCGGTGCTTTTTGTTTTGTAATGCCAGCGGATACACGACTATTAACCTTAGCAATATCTTCAGCCGATACAGTTTGCATAGCAAATTGTTTGAACATAGAATAGGAGTCACGAACTTTCATTGCACGTTTACCACCAACAGCAGCACCGTCAGCAAAGAACAAATCACAACCATCATCAACTACTTTACCACTATCTAATCGTTGTTTTGGCGCAACTTCAAGCAATGTATCCAAATTAATGATAACTTGACAACCTTTTTCCACATCAAATACTTCCACAAATAAACTCATTTAGTTTCTCCTTTAGGTTCACGAATTTTTGCCAGCTTGGCATTCTTCTCAGCAACTTCTGATTCAATCAACATCTTTTTCCAATGACCTCTCAGAGCAGTAGGTAATACTGCAAGAGCTCGCTTAGATGTTTTACTTAGGTTAAAATCCTTATTGGTTTTCATTTTTTATCGCAATCTTCCACTTTAATTAAATATACTGTACTGCCACTATATGGTCGTACAAAGAAACATTCACCTTTATTAGACCAAACCAAATGGTTCTGAATTGAACCTTTAGATTCTTTCAAATCAGGAGGGTTTACAAAACTACTGTATGTATTATAGGCAAAGAACCCAACAATCAGACCCAAGATAATAACAACAATATACTTTGAAACAAATGCTTTCAATTTATCAAACATTAAAATACTCCATAATAAAAATGTAACAATGATAGTGTAACACCAAATGTAGCAAGAGTCAATAGAACAACGGTAAACTTGACTGATGCTTCTCGAAAATGTTCCACTTCCAACTCAAGCATATCTCTTTGTGCTTCTAACATATAATTAGAAGAATCACCCATCAACTTAATGGTTTCTTTGGCCAATGCCAAAGATTGTTTTGCTTGATAATAACCAATGTACGGTATCATAATTAATCCCAAAGTCCTTCGTAATATTTTCCAAACAATCTATAACCATTAGACTTTCTTGCTTGATGTGATTTCAATCCATCCCAATCAACCTTAGGTGAAACATAATCTTTATCCCAAGGTGATTTATCACCACATCCAGTATGGTCAAAGAATTGGTTTTCATTATCATCAATTGTTTTTTGTTCAAAAGCCCAAATCATTTCTTGTATCACCCAATCCCATTTATCATGAAGTGTACTATACTCATCATCCATATCTATGGCATGAACCTGCATAGTATTGCGTACATCATCTTTCTTGCGCTTCGGTTTTGGTTTCTTAACTGCCTTCAAATGTTCCGGTACATCTTCATCATCGACCATTGGTGAACCATGGTTAGTATCACGCAATTGTTTTAACATAGGTAGAATAATGTGAGCTAAGGTATGATCCATTGACCAAGTATCCCATTGATCCAGTTTAACTACTTGAAATCGTGGATGTACAAAATCTAAAACTTTTTGAATTACAACACAAATAGGATCAAGAATCTTAACCACTTTTACATACTTACCTTTACCGGTGTTATTAAGGTCGTAGAATATATCCTCATCCTTTTCCCAAAAGCAAACTGCTTTAAGAATTGTATATGGAGAAATCCAATGGTTTCTGTAATTGCTAATCCAAACTTTCATTCTTTTCTCCTAAACTCCGCATTTTCGTCCGCCAATGTTTGGCACAGCTTTTTATAATACTTTAAATCTTTTTCATGTTGTTGTTGCTCAAATTTTAACCTTTTGGCCAAATCTGTGGTGTCCTCACCCTGATTCCTAAAAATAAAAAATGCAATAGCAAACCCAAATATAAAAGAATAAACAATTGCTTCAATCATCATAC